ATATAAAACCGTAGAAGCAAAGACAAGAAAGATTGCCACCTTGGTGAACTTTTCATTGAAGAGTCCATGGCTGTTATCACAGACGATGGTTGTCAGCCCATAGCTTGCTAAGACTGCGCTTAGAACCGACCAAACACCTTTAGCAAATTGAAGAGCATCTGTCGTAGCAGTATTCATCGCAACGTACAAAAAAGCAATAATTGGTAACATGATAAGGAGTTTCCACCAATGGCTTCCCGAGCGGTACTTTACGCCGAGTACCGTGCCTTCTCCAAATCGAAGAGCGATAACCAAGGGAGGGTAGAGTGCTGGAACGATTTCTCTCAGAAGATTGCTGTTTAGTCCCCAAAACCCGATTATTGTAATACAAATCCCTACTATGGTAGCCTCTTTTCCGGGCATTCCTATTGCTTTTTTTAAGCTGCCTGTAATAAAAGCAACAATCAAAAGGAAAAGTGCACTAATCGTTGCGGTTATACATAGTTCACGTGAAATACCAACCGCTTCAATTGCATCAAGCGGTGGCATAACGCAGATGATATCGATAGCGAAATTGAATGCTTGGACCATTACATTCATTTTAGCCCTTCATTGTCTTATCCGGTTTCCAGTCCGTTACAGGTTCAAAATAACGCTGTGATCTTGGCTGTTTTATAAATCTCTGGCGATGCTTCCGCATATATTTACGAAAAGCTCGCTCTCCAAAAGTGATTTGCGGATACTTCTCCCGGATCTGATGATAAAGATTACTACTCCTAATATCTTGATAATCTTCTAAAGCCTCACGGATAAAATCATCCGCTATGGCAAAACCGCTCTCTTTGGGTACCCCTTTTGATATATGCTCAAGAAACGTTGCTTCATTCTGCCGAAGTAGTTTGCGTACCGTCCGGCGATTAACACCTAACTCTCGGGCTATCTTACGCTGACTGCAGCCCCTTTCTGCCAACATTTTAACTGAATTATACACTTTTGCTCCTTTGATAAGCAACCTCCAGAAATATCATTCTGGAAACTACTTACTTTTTTTCGGTTAAAAAAGTGGAGCACTTTTTAGTTCCGACATGGTGCACTTTTCAGTTCCGCCGACAACAGGAGCTTAAGCTTTTTGAGTAAATAATGGTGCGAGTTTGTTGTTAAGGGTTATCAACTTTTCATTAGTTACATCGTTATTTATCATTAATGACAGCTTCCAAATCATCCCAGCCGAAGTCCTCTAGATAAGGTAGTATAGCATTGCCCAATCCTCTCGTATCAAAAACAGCTGTTTGTTGTTCCCCCCTCTCTGGTGTATAGCCAATAACGAATCTTTCAGATTGTATCAACTTTTTCACGAAGTACTTTACATAGTAATTGTATAACACGCAAGCTGTTTGATCATAACTCGCTACTTCCCGAGATTTTGTTTGACCCTTAAACTCATCTATTGCCTGCATGAGTGCGACAACTTTGTCATACCGCTCCTTATCTCTACTTTCAAGTTCAGTTACTGGCGGTGTTTGAATTTTTGGTAGTATCTGACTGCCGTTTCCTTCTACGTGAGGCTTTGTTACAGATTCAAACTCTTTCCAATAATACTCTATGTATTGTTCTATTTCTGAAAGCTTTTTCCTTTCTTCTTCATTTAGCAATCTTCTTTTAACAGGATGAGAGTAACGCTCCCTTATTCGGAATGCTTCTTGGTACTCATCTTTGTTAAAGGGCTTAAAAGGTTTCATCTCTTTTTTTATATCACTATATACTACTTTTAGCTCCTTTAGCATTTCTTCTATTCTTAATAAATCCACGGTCGAAATAGAATCCGTAATTTTATAACTAAGAGAATCGGGGAGTGATCCAAAATCCAGCATTAAAAATCCAGCATACCATGAAGAGGCTACTTTCCATAATCCTTCTTTGACCTCTCCATTATCGAAACGATAGGATAATAATCTTTGATTGTCTGAATGTCCTTTCTCCAAATTTCTTATCCTTACTTGTGACCCAAACTTAATATAAACGGTGCTATAGTATTGATTTATCTCTCCATTAAGATGAATTTCTATACGCTTTGAATTATCTTTGAACTTATCAATGTAATAGCTTGCTTCTCTCGGATGATTACTAATTTCATCTTCAATTCTGTTCCAAGTCTCTATATCCATACAGCTTATCGAGATACTAACTTGATCTGTTAAAGGATTGGTTTCTTTATTAACAATCCAGTATCCCGTCTCTATTGAGTGTTCCGGCTCTTTGTTTAGAAAACTGCTATCATACAATACAGTTATCGCAAATAGGATTAATAGGGATGCTACTATAAAATATAGTTTCGGATTAATTACCGTCTTGGTCATTGTTCCTCCATTTAGACATTGAGTGCAATATTTGATTACTCATATCATCAGAGAGATTCTCATCCATAACAAGATTGATCGCACTCCTTTTTTTATAATCTCATTTTGGTTATGCCTAAGAAAACTCAAATACTAAACAATGCAAAATACACTACAAGCTCGTTGTGATCCTTGATGATCGAACCAGCGACATCTGCCGGGCTCTGGCAGCCCAAAATAAGGTTTATCCGCTAAATGATGCCCTGGAAGTAATGGATAATCTCATGGCACTGGACACCAAGTCCAGCAGTTTGGATGATGCCCGGGAATACATCAAAGCACTCGCACCGTGGATCAAAGATGATCAGATCGAATATGACTCAGGTTTGAACCCCACCGGAATCGTCGGAACTCACACTCCCTTCCCCCCTTTTCATTGGAAGTGTAGGACAACTACGATTTGTGTACTCTAGCGAGTATTCTCTAGCTGTGCCATTGAAAGAATTGATAATATCGATATAACTCAGCTGGTGGTCTCTACAATTCTTCCGTAATTTACGATGAAATAGCCTGTTATGTAAGATCGGGACTACCGCTTTTAACGATAATCCATATACAAGTGAAGATAGCGAAGCTAGTGAGAGGAATATTAACAGTATAATGTTGAAGTGGAATAGACTAAGTATGGTAAGAGCTATAAGTACCAAAGTTAGCGACCAAAAAACAAATTGAGCATCTTTTCTCGAATCGTGCGCTGCAAGCTGAACTAAGTTCTGAAGGAATTGATTATTCATCTTTCTAGCCACCTCAATTTCATCATCTTTAGAATCAATACTTTCCATTAGCGACTTGTTCTTTTCTGCAAGCGATTTGATTTCTGTCTCTTTTGTACGAATCTCTTGCTCTAACGGTTCTTTGATCTGAATTTCGTACTCATTCATTGCATCTATTGAGGTCTGTCCATCGAAATTATTGGGATCATTATGTGTAATGTCTTTAAGAATCTGATTCAAGACCATGTTGTGTCTAAAACTCTCGACTGTATCTAATGAAACCTGTCCACTATCTTTAAGCTTCTTTAATTCCTGAATAAATCCGGCTAGTATCTGCGGATGAAGTTCGCTATTAAGTGAGATATTGGACATTAGTTGTAACTTAATGGATTTTTCAGCCATTTGAGATGGATTCCCTAGCCAAAGTAAGTTATTCAAGAAATGACTAGATATGCATCCCGGAATTTTACCCAGAGTCTTTTCGCGTTTGGTATGGTACTTATATGCAGAGAATGCTAAAGATGTATTACTTGTGACAAACACATGAGATGCTCTTTTCAAAGATTCAACATATCTTCCTTCTCGTAAAAAGTAGATTGTACTAATGGCTTGCACATCACGTTGTATTATGTTATATATCTTATATGTAACTCGTTTGTGCCAATTAGCGTAGTTACTTATGATTGTGTCCTTTAGATCTTGTTCATCAATCAAGCTTGCAACTTTTGAGTAATCAATCTTGGGGTTAACACTAAGAACATTATATGGGTTAGTAAATAAATCCGATAGTCTGGCACGAAAGAGCTCAGCATCACTTTCATCAAGATTGTTCTGCATAAAAAATTGGCAAGTCTTACTCGCTTTCTGCTCATCATAGCTTGGATCATGAATCCAATCACAACAATCATCTAATGCTCTGTTGAACTCTTCCAGATGTTGTTCAAATACAAGGACCTTGCACCCAGCCTGAAGAATATTCTCGATGTATCTTTTATATGATTTCTGGAGATAGTCGCCTCCAATGCCAACAAAGTAAAACAAGAAATGTACATCTATGTAAACGTTTACATCTTTGAAACTACAGCAATAGTCCGTATAGCTTTGCAGAAAAACACTCTCAGAAATCGCCATCCCAATTGATATATCCGTCAGTAAGTCAATCAGCTCTGGCTTGCTTAAATTCGAGTGTAGATATTCGCCAAGTATATACAGCTTCCTCTTATGTTGTGATTTTGGTTTGATCTCTGGGAAAGCACCGTTATCATGGAGATACAAGACCATCTCACTGTGGTATGCTTTGAAAAAATCTACAAACACACAATCAATATCAGATGTTGAAACATCGACATTGTAATAGATTTGTGCGAAATTACGAAAGCCATCTATCATCTCTTGAACTACAGAAGGATTCCCCTTAGTGCTGATATTTGAGCTAGCCGAAAGAGCTTTTAAATTGATAACGTACTCATTTTTACGTTTTGTGACAAACTCACTCCCCAACCGTTTGAGCATAGTTACTATGCCGGATAGAGGGACATTGAGTCCACAATCATCTAAAAAGGCTCTCTCAATTACAGCACAACCATCAGCATCAATCTTGGAAATCTTGTGATTTAGTAGAATATCTTTGATCAAAGGGATATAGCAGTCTATAACGTGCATCTTTTTGTGATACATTGTTTTGAGCATCGCCAATGTGGTCAGGGTTTTATCAATCATGTTTTCCTCTTACATTCCTCGGTAGATTTCTTTGCTGCTAATGCATAAGCTGATTGGCCTTCTGATAAGTCTTATCCAGAACAATTCAAGTACTTACCCTGGATTAATATCTGATATATCCCAAAACCTATTGAAGAAAGCCATGAATTTCTCGATTACTGTCTCTCGTTTGAGAGTTCTTTCTCCAGTCTTGGAAAATCTTGTTACTGCAGGTAAAACAGCAGATAGAGCTGTCCCTGTAGTTTGAACATAGCCATCGCGAAATGCGCTTGCGATATACTTGTAAGTAGCCTCAGGAACAAGTTTTTCTTCAGCAATGATCCGATCAAGCTCTTCTTGTTTACTGGTTTCCACAAACTTTGCCCAATCCTTATCAACATCGGTAGCTGGACTCAAGCTGCTGATAAATCTCTCAATCAGATCCTTCTTGTTACGTAACTCAATACTGGAATCTATCGCTTTGTTAATATTGATGATTATCTCTTTGTCTTTCTGGTTTCCTTTATGGTATTTCTTAATCAGAGCCAGGATGTAATCTATGCTGATCTCCACCTGCTTGATCAGTTCCATCTCAAATACGATGTCATCATTAACGTCTTCGGGTTCTCCCTTTTCTATGCGTCTGAACTCGTTATAGAGATCGATATACATACTATGATAGTCTTGCACATCACGTTCCGAGAGAATCTCCCTCCCCATGAACTCATCGAAAGTCGAGAGGATGTTACGTACTTTCAGGATTGAGCCATAAAGTCGGATAAAATCCTTTTGGTTCTGTTCGCCTATAATCCTTTCACCCACTGGATAATTCTCTTGTAAAGCACTCACCAGTTCCACATATCCGGGTATTCTTTTATCTCCTGAGCGATAACCATTATAGTACTCATCAAAGGTCTTGAGCAACACTATGCCACAGGCCTCCCTGTCTCCAAACAGGGCAATACTTTCGTTAGTGGCTTTCTCCAGATTTCGAAAGCAGACAATATTACCGAAGGTCTTGATCGTATTGAGGATACGGTTTGTACGGGAATATGCCTGCAAAAGACCATGCAAGCGGAGGTTCTTATCCACCCAAAGAGTATTAAGAGTAGTTGCATCAAAGCCGGTGAGGAACATATTGACCACAATTAAGAGATCAATCTCTCGGTTCTTCACCCGCTCAGAAACATCTTTATAGTAGTTCTGAAATTTATCTGATGTTGTATCATAATTTGTTTTGAAGTTCTTGTTATAATCCCTAATAGCAGATTCGAGAAAATCCCTGGAACTTTGATCCAATCTGCTGGTATCTTCAAGGTTTTCATCCTCGATTAAGCCATCAATCTCTGCTTCGTCTTCATTAACTGTAAAGCTGTAGATTATCGCTATCTTCAGCTGTTTGTCACTTGGCAGCTCGGACATCTGTCTGCAAAATTCGGAATAGTATCTTTTCGCCAGATCAATAGATGCTACAGTGAAAATCGAATTGAAACCTGCTAATCTTCTATCTTTTAGCTGATAGTAGCTATTGCGTTTTGTCTTCTGGTCAAAGTGATCCAGAATATAGCTTACGATGTTCGAGATCCTTTCCGGTGCTGCTAAAGCTCTCTCGCGGTTAATATCCCAAACTTTTGCGTCTGCGATATTCTCCTGCTCTTTCATGGTGCTGATATAGTCAATTCTGAAAGGGAGAACGTTTTTATCTGTAATCGCATCCACTATTGTATAGGTATGCAGCTTGGTTCCGAATGCCTGTTCGGTAGTTCTTAAAATATTTGTTCCGCTGCTACCGGCATTGGCGGCAAAGATAGGAGTGCCGGTAAAGCCAAAGAGGTGGTATTTCTTAAAACTCTTAGTTATAGCGGCATGCATATCCCCGAACTGAGAACGGTGGCATTCATCAAAGATAATCACAACACGCAAATTATAGGAGGGATGATTCTTATCTTTCCTGATCAAGAGAGAAAGTTTTTGGATAGTAGTTATAATAATCCGTGCCTGTGTATCTTCCAGTTGCTTTTTCAGGACTGCTGTGCTGGTATTACTATTCGCTGCTCCCTTTTCGAACTTATCGTACTCCCTCATAGTCTGGTAGTCGAGATCTTTTCTATCGACCACAAAGAGAACTTTGTCGATAAAGGGTAACTTACTGACAAGCTGGGCTGTCTTGAAGGAAGTTAGGGTTTTACCGCTCCCGGTAGTATGCCATATATATCCTCCACCATCAATTCTTCCATAGGTTTTATAATTGTTTGAAATCTCAATGTGTCGGAGAATTCGCTCCGTTGCTGCGATCTGATATGGACGCATGGCAAGTAGCAGTTTATCAGTAGTAAAAACACAGTATTTAGTTAAAAGATTGAGGATGGTATGCTTAGCAAAGAAGGTTCTTCCAAAATCCATCAGATCGGCTATAGGCCGGTTATTAGCATCTGCCCACCAGGAAGTGAATTCGAAGCTGTTGCTGGTACGCTTCCCCTTTTTTATCGAACTCTCGTTTTGTTCTTTGATATGGGTAAAGCGGGTGGTGTTACTGTAATATTTTGTATGAGTGCCATTAGAGATCACAAAGATCTGAATGTATTCAAAGAGTCCACTCCCAGCCCAGAACGATTCGCGATTGTAGCGGTTTATCTGGTTAAAGGCTTCTTTGATCTCCACTCCCCGTTTTTTAAGTTCCAGGTGAATCAGAGGAAAGCCATTCACTAATATCGTTACATCATAGCGATTGGCTCTCATACCATCTTCAACGCTGTATTGGTTGATCACTTGCAAACGATTATTATGAATATTCGCTTTATCGAGGAGATAGATATTCTTGGTAATCCCATTATCGCAGGTTAGCAGCTGAATATAGTCTTCCTGGATAATTGCCGTCTTTTCCTCGATACCGTTGTTTGGATTAGCGATCTTGGCAGAGAAGAACTGCTCCCACTCTTTCTCGGAAAATTGGTAATTGTTCAAGATTTCCAGTTGTTGGCGCAGATTGGTGATTAACTCATTTTCTGAGGCAATGGGCAGATATTCATAAGCCTGCGTTGTAAGCAGTTCAATAAAAGCTCTCTCCAATTCAGCTTCGGATTGATATGCCGTTTCCCGCTTAAGCTGTGAAGTGTATTCTGCTACAACTGTGCTTTCCTGACTTTGGGCTACAATATCATATTTCATCTATGCATCCTGCTTATTTGCTATGTTCTTGAAGCTTAAAAGCTTTCCTCGATAGTATTCATACTGCTTGCGCCGGGCTTCGATCTCGGCAGGCAGACCAATGGAGATGTCATTAACCAAAGCATCGAATTTATCAAGAATTGAAACGATACGTTCCTGCTCGTCAAGAGGTGGGACGGGGATTTTTATCATTTTTACGTCTTTTGCATTTAAATTGGGTACACTGCTTTTCTTGCTTATGATTTTTACTGATCTTAAATAATAAAATAGGTACTTTGTGTTCAGGTCTCTTGATTTGGGAATCAAAACTTTAAGCCTTATTATTGGTGTGAAGTATGCTTTTCTATAATAGACTACTCCAGCATTTGCTCCTATTGAGGAAACGGCAACAGCGTCTTTGTTTATTCTATATGCATCTGAATAACCATATACCTCTGAGCCATTAGAATAAACAGGGAATCTACATACATTATTGGGTAAAGAGCTTTTTATGCAATTATCTGGGACTTCTCCCCCCGTAAAAACTTCGGCAATTGTATCAATCTCATTCCACTCAACTTCTTTCCCATTCATATACCATTTGCCGTCTTTTTCGATGGGGCTAAGCAGTTGATTACGATAGTATTCGTACTGCTTTTTGCGTGCTTCCAGCTCTGCTTCCAGCTCTGCTTCCAGCTCTGCTTCCAGCTCTGTGAACTTGTCAAGGATCCTTACAATCTCTTCTTGGATGGGGAGGGGAGGGATGGGGATTATGTAGTGTGATAGCCATGTTGTACTCATATTTTTCTGACCACCCCCAGTAGCATTACCCATAGCGTCAGATTCAAAACTATCTTGGTCAAAGAAATGAAATAAGTATCTTGTCTCTATAGCATTATTCTTGGGTCTTATGCACGCTACACGCTGATTTAGACCAGCAGGTAAATGCGATTTTGACAACATTGCAACTCGACCTACATTACCAGTAAGAGACATCACCATATCCTTTTCGCTAAGTAAATAGCTTCTAATCTCATTTTGACTTTCTATTGGATAGTATTTTATATCTTTATCTGATATCTTCCTCTTTTGAACATCCGAGATCCTGATTATACGAATACCATTTTTGACATAGTTCCCGCTTTTAAAGGCATATCCATTCAAAACATGAGCTATATCCTTCAGTTGAATATACTCCACCCCATCAGGACAAAGTTCGTTGATCAATTCTTCTATCTTGCTCATATCATTAATCCTTTGATAGTATTCATAATGTGTCTTCCATATCTGCCACTATCTCATCGATGGCTGTTCGAAGATGGTTTTGTTTGATCACTATCTCCGCTATCCGGGCATTGAGTTGCTCTATGTCAATCACCTCGCTTGTGTCTTCTCTCATCACATAAGAGCTTACCGCAATATTATAATCGTTTTCAGCAATTTCCTGATTGGGGACAATTCTGGCAAAGTAATCTTCGTCCTTCCGTTCGATAAATACGTTTAAAATGCGTTTTCGGTTATTCTCAGACAGTTTGTTTTTATTGCCTCCCCTGACGAACTCGGCAGAAGCATCAATAAACAGGGTTGCATTATCCTTTTTACTCTTTTTTATCACAATAATACAGGTGGCTATTGTTGTACCAAAGAAGAGATCAGGTGGAAGTTGGATTACGGTATCGATGTAATTGTTGTCGATTAGGTATTTTCGGATCTTCTGCTCTGCTCCTCCGCGATAAAGAACTCCAGGGAATTCTACAATGGCAGCGGTGCCGGAAGTGGAAAGCCAAGACAGCATATGCATTGTAAAGGCGAGGTCGGCTTTGCTTTTGGGAGCCAGCACTCCGGCAGGTGAAAACCGGGGATCATTTATTAAAAGAGTATTAGTATCACCTTCCCATTTGGTGGAGTAGGGAGGATTGGAGACGATGGCATCGAAGGGCTCATCATCCCAGTGTTTGGGATCGGTGAGGGTATCACCGTGAGCAATATCGAATTTCTCATAATTGATATCGTGCAGGAACATATTGATTCTGCACAGGTTGTAGGTGGAGAGATTGATCTCCTGTCCAAAAAAGCCCTGCCTGACATTTTCCTTGCCGAGAACTTTGGCAAATTTGAGCAGTAGTGAGCCAGAGCCACAAGCTGGATCATAGACCTTGTTCACATCTTTCTTTCCCACAACTGCCATTTCGGCAAGTAATTCGGAGACTTCCTGAGGGGTAAAGAATTCTCCTCCTGATTTTCCAGCATTACTTGCATACATGGTCATTAAAAACTCGTAGGCATCGCCGAAAGCATCAATCGTGTTTTCCTTATAACTACCCAGCTTTAGATTACCGATTGCATCCAGAATTTTGACCAGCTTTTCATTACGTTTGGCAACAGTGGAGCCCAGCTTGTTGCTGTTTACATCGACATCGTCAAAGAGCCCTTTCAGGTCGTTCTCACTATCAAACCCTTTAGCGGAATTTTCGATATTGGCAAAGACCCTACTCAGTGTTTCGTTAAGATTTTTGTCGTTCCTTGCGTTTTTGCGAACGTTGATAAATAGCTCTGAGGGTAGAATATAGAAGCCCTTTTCCTTCACGGTGTCTGCTCTGCCATATTCCGCTTCCGCGTCCGAGAGCCCGGCAAAATCAAAGGTGGCGTTTCCGGTGCGCCGCTCTTCATCATTGATGTATGATGTCAGGTTTTCGGATATGAATCTGTAAAATAGGATTCCCAAAACGTAGGACTTAAAATCCCATCCGTCCACGCTGCCTCGCAGATCATTGGCAATCTGCCAAATGGTTCTGTGCAGTTCGTCTCTTTCCTGTTCTTTGCTCATTATGCCTTCCTTTTATCTATGTATTCTAATGCTACTACTAAGTCATGATTAGGATCATATCCTGCTGTTTGCATTGCTTTTCGTGAGTGTCTTACCATGTCTGAGGCGCCCAAATTTGATTCGGTAAAGTAGCCATCATCAAGAGTTAATGGAGATCTAAACTCCGTTTTATCTTTGGAATATCTCAATGATCCGGCTAACTGAAAGCCAGGTTTGTGCTTGAGGATATAGTTGTAAACTGCTCTTTTCACTTCATGCCAATGGCGAGTTTCAATCTTTTCTTTTCCACATAAAACAATGTGATGTACTTTGGTGAAGCGGTAGTCTTTGAGTGGCTTAGTATGAATCGCAGGATCATCGTCTTTAGTCCCATTGCCCAGATTAGAGTGTTTTATGCCGGACTGTTTTTTGTCCCATAGACGTTCTATGTCTGCTATATCTATGTCCAGTCTATGGTTCTTCTTTATAAGCTGCTGTGCAAATAGATACGGGGAAAGGTCTGTCTTCTCGTGCATATTGATCGCTTCAGCTTTCACACTGCCGATCAGCTTTATACGAACAAGTTCATTGCGCATTTCTTCTGCTGTATTTAGTGCTTTTATCCGGTAGTTTTCCTTCTTCAGGATCATCTCAAAGGTTTGCGCTACATCATCTGGGTCATCCTCCAGGATGTTAAGCTCGTTGAATAGTTTGTCTTCAAATTCACCTCCGGCGGATGGTAGATAAAATCTCCACTTGATCCCATCGGTAAGGATGCTGATAGCTGATTTGTGATAGGCATTGTAGAGGTGTAGTTGAGTCTCTCCTGCTATGAGGTCTGAATCGAGCTTTCCCGGGGTTTTTACTTCTATGAATACTTCTGCTCCCTCTGATGTCTTTTCTGGAATGAACAGTGCTACATCCACGCGACCTGTTACATCCTTGGTGATGTTCTGTTGGGGCAAGCGCTTGACCCTATACTCCGTGTAGAACTCTTCAGGATTCCAGATGTTCCATCCAAGAGCCTGGCATAGCCTTCCCACCAGGGAAAAGCGAACATGTTGTTCGTCCTTGAAAGCTCCATTCTTAAAGAGTTCACGAATATCGTCGATTATCTGTTTCATTGATGCCTCACAGCCAGATTTGTTTTCTCCACAAGGAATTGCAAAAGTTGAATTCTGTCAACCCCAAAATCTGTCGCATCCTTATGCATCCTTGTTTGTGAGAATACAGGGGACTGCTTTCTTTGCTCCGGATCGATGATCCAGTAAAGCTAAGGAGCATAAATGGAAGCGAAACTGATGGATAGAATCAAAGAGCAGCTTGTCAGACATGAAGGTCTGCGGCTGAAATCCTACCGCTGCACCGCAGGAAATCTGACCATCGGGATTGGTCGCAATCTTGATGATTGTGGGATATCCCAATCCGAAGGCTACATCATGCTGATCAATGACATTATGAACTGCGAGAAGCAGCTTCAGGTCCGATATCTACAATGGTCTTGATGATGTCCGGAAGTCTGTGCTGTTGAATATGTGCTTCAATTTGGGTATCTATGGTCTGCTTGGCTTCAAGAAGACTCTGGCGTATATCAAAGCCGGAGACTGGGAACGGGCTGCCAATAACATGCTTGTGTCCCGTTGGGCAAAGCAGGTCGGTCGCAGAGCGATAGAGCTATCCGAGCTGATGAGGAAAGGTAAGTGATCCCTATTCCGGTCGAGACTATTGACCTGCTGGCAGTGCTCAATCTGCCCAAAGAGATGGCGGATAACGTCATCTTCAAAGAGCATAAAGGGCTTGTCTTGGAGACCATCAGAAGCCTTGTTTTGGATAACTATTACCAGGATGCTACCCGTATCGACTACCCCGATGACGATCCATTCCTGGTCTCTTTTCGTTTTGGGTTCTGCTTTCTAATGCTGCAGAGTACTTGTGAGTTTCTAAATTTGAAGACCCTGGGCGAAGGAATAGTCAAGACCGTAGGATTAGACCAGTCTGCTACCGAACTGCTCACAGGGAGCGAAATAGACGCATTTAAAGCCAAGCTTGAGCTGAGGGCACTCACGCTACTGTGGAAGTATCTCAATCAAAGTGGAATGGAGCGACTCACAGAGTTGCAACCGAGACTCCCTAAAGTGCTGAAAGCAGGGTTGAATTGAAATGAATAGCGCGCAGATGACGTAGATCGAACAGATTGACGCAGATTTGATTTTTGTCAACACTAAATCTATTATTTGCTATAAACTTAGTTAATGCTCTAAGCTGATTTGAAATCTACTGCTAACCTCATTATCATCTGATGACTGAACAATTCTCTCAGTTGTTTCTGAAAACAAACAAAGCTATCTTTCTATCCCCTCCCCCACCAGAAACACTTCTACCCCCCATTGTAAACTGCTTTTTAGAGATTAAAGGGTATCTTTTATATGTAGATTTCCGGGAGGTGAGACAATGAATAGCTGCGAGCAGATAGCTGACAACCGTAGTATTCATCATACCAAGAACCGTTGGATCGCATTTTATGACCGGCTCTACATATTGGTGAACCATCAGCAGCAAACATTCTAACCAGAAAAAGGATCGATACACGAATTTAGTCAGGTGATTGACATATATATTATAGAATTGGACTAATAAGACTAAAGAACTGAAATAGTATAAAAGGGGTAATAAATAAATCCATGAATGATCGTGACGCATGTCGATATGATTCTTTGGATTATATCAGAACATTGCAAGTGATTAATAAAGGTTCATCTATCGAAAGAATCTATAGGCATTCAATTCGTAGATTTCAGACTTTCGGTTGTAGTTGTGAAGAAACCCGATCCTTTTAGCAACGTCATCTTTGCTGAGTACAAATCGTTCTAATCCGGCAGCGAAATGTGCTATGTCAGAATCTATGTCACCGGTAATAATATGATTATTTTGAATCAATTCTTTATAAGTATCTCCTTCTTGATGAACCCGAAACGATTTGTAGTAATAGTCTAAGGATAGTTCGTAGTAGTATGAGGGAGATAACAAAACATCATTACCTCGTCCAATATTTTCGAGCAATTTGTTCTGAATGTCCATTCTTATGGTCTTCAATTCATCAATAATCTTCCTTGAGTCTTCATATATTGCATTTTGTTTCATGTCAACTGCTTTCTTTTCAAGAGTTTCCTTACTCTTTTCATCTATCAAATCATCAAGATATTGCATATAACAGGCAAGGAAATTACACCAAGTGCCCATATGATAGCATAAATTAGCTATATATGAGTATTGATACTTGTAAGAAACTCCAAGAATCATGAGATGTCGAATAGCTGTTTGAAGTGAGAAAATTGAATCCGTAATACAGTATTCAATAAAATACCGTAAACAACGATTATTCATATTTTCCATTCTATCGTTATCATCATTAAAATAAAAGTCTCCAACAGTTACTTTACCAAACATCTTTATATATTGTTTCTCAGAATCCGGAACCGTCTTATCTGGAAATAGATTGTGGTAGCTTTCATTTACTAATGATAAGTTTGTTAGCTCTTCTGTCAAATCTTTGTTATAGAAACTATTGAATGCCTCCAAAGCACCATAACTAAATTTCTTTGCGTTTACAAATAGCGAATCAGCAAACTCCTTTCTCTTCAGAGTCAGATCCTTAAGGAGTTTGTCAATTTTAATCTGGGTTTCAACCTGGGAGTTACTCAGCAATAACTCATCATACTTTTTCTTAAGACAATACTCCGCATAGACGCTTTTAAAGAGGGGATCGAATCCGAAGATACGGAACAGAGAATAATTATAGTAGGATTTTAACTCCATTTCAAAGATTCTGTTCGTTATCAAAGTCATTGGGCCTCGAGCATTGAGTTTCATTTTACTAAGAGAAAAGCTATTAAAGAATCTGTTATCAGCAAGCTTCTCACTCTTATCTTCCAATTCCCTGGAATAGTTAGTAATGTGGTTTTTTAGGATAATACTTTCTGATAAGCAGGTTATTTCCTGTATATCACAAGCTAAAGTCAAATTGCCCAGTTCAATCATACTCTTATCATTAAGCTCCTTCTCAACAAAACAATCCTTTTCTCTTGCTATTTCAACACGATGAATATGACTATATGCGCGATGATAGCATCTGATGGCTCTTTTTACTAATCGAGATATAAGATTTTCTGTATCAACTGAAAAATAAGTACTTGTGGGAAGACGATTCAGAACGAATAGAATACTGACGTATTGAGAGCTTTCTTCCCTTTGGGCTCCTATTGATCTGAACAAGACCGCTGCCCAGTAACTCAGTAGCAATGAAGTATCCAATGAGGATATATTTTTGTTCATCGTACCAATTAAATCCTCAAATACTGATTCCATTTCAACTGCATTCTCTTTTCCTGTTTCGAAACTTGATTCAATAAGGGTTAGTTTATCAATAATTTCCTTACTCAATTCGCTGCTGCCATACTTTGTACACCCCAATATGCAATTACTCAGTAAACGCAGATTATGGGCAATTTCATTGATAAGAGTGTAATTGTTATCTGCTTTTGCATAAATCTCTCGAATGCCTTTCATTAGAGGTTTTATCGCACCTATTTGATCCATGTTGCATTGCAGTTTATCTCGAAGGTTTAACTCGGTTTTCGTGCCGATAAGCATTTCAATGTTATTAAAATACAAAAAACAGGCTTCGCAAGCTGAATTAAAATTCAAAGCGCATTTCTGATCTTGGATTTTAGACCTTTTCTTTTCTTGAAATGACTCTAACAAGTTTCTGTTCTTGAAGAACATTATATTTGCAACTTGCCTCAAGAAGATAGTAAGAAAAATGTTGTGAAGGTCTGCTGAAAAACTTTCGGTAATCTTTTCGAAATCAAAAAGTGCTTTTAACAATAGTTGCTCATTCAATCCTCCGGGTATGGCTTTTTCGTAGATGTATAAAAGCGACAATAATGGCTGCTGAAGGAGAATAAAATTCTCTGTCATTAATTTTTTATTAGATTTTGGAGTATTCTTGTATATTCTTTTTAGCAATGCTTCATCATCTACATAAAGATTTACTGATTTGTTCTTGATATTATCGACATAGCTATTGATCAGGTCATTGGAATATTTATAGATTTGTAAAGCATGGTCATGATCTTTTATCTTTTCATAAGCTAAGCCCAATTTCAGCAAGAGTTTAACGTAAACAATAAACATTTCATAGTCTTTCGTAACATTATCAATATTTGACTTAAATATTTCAGAGGCATTAGTATATAATAGGATGCTGTCATTGTATTCTTCATCGTGGAAGTGTAAATCACCCAGGATCATATGCAAACGGATTATTGAGGCGTTCTTGTGATCGAATAACCCATTCTCGAGGCTACTTATCTGGCTATTCTGTGTTTTTGCTAATAAATACTGATAGTGTCTTTTCATTGCTAACGATTCGTCTAAAGCAAATGTCAACGGAATTTTAAAGTGCACCAGTTTCGGAACCGAAAAGTGCACCACTTTGTTACTTGATTAGTCCATTGTTTTACAACTGACTTTCTTTGCTTTTGAAATTTACTGAGGGTACTTTTGAGC